AGCACCATCTGCCCGTCGACCGGTGGGTCCACCCGGACGAGTTCGCGAAGTGGAAGGAACTCGGGGAATCGTTCGGGATCGCACACGTCGAGGCCGGTCCCCTGGTGAGGAGTTCCTACCACGCCGGGAAGGTATATGCCCAGGTAGTGGGCTTAGGGTGATGTTCTAGGCACGTAGTACAACCCTGTGATTCGCTAGGAACGTGTGTGCCTGTTACTCATTTCGTGACTCATTGAGCGACGTGCTGCTCGAACTCACCGAGCGTGCCGGGCGTCCGGACTATCATGCCGGCCAGGGGAGGGCGGTCGATTGATGGGCCAACAGCAGTCGCAGGTGGCAGGACAAACCGTCTATGTATCGTTCTCCGCTGAGATCATCCCATCAACCACCGAATCTCTCATTGCCGCCATCTCACAGTGTGTAAACGAGGGCGCGGCAAGCGTGTATCTGATGCTTTCGACCCCCGGTGGCTCAGTAATGAATGGCATGAACCTCTTCAACTTTCTTCAAGGACTGCCCATCGACCTGACGACCCATAACGTGGGAAATGTCGATTCGATTGGCAATGCCGTGTTCCTGGCTGGCGACAAGAGGTTTGCCAGCCCTCATTCGACTTTCATGTTTCACGGCGTGGGCTTTGATCCGCCACCAGGTGCGCGTCTAGAGGAGAAGTTCCTACGGGAGCGATTGGACAGCATCCTCGCCGACCAGAAGAGGATCGGCGGAATCCTCGAAGAGCGAACGCAGCTCACGTCCGACGACACCAAGGCCTTGTTCCGAGAAGCCCAGACCAAAGACGCGGCATACGCCGTTAGCACGGGGATTGTTCACGAGGTCAGAGACCTCCAGATCCCCGCGGGCGCTCCCATAGTCTCCCTGGTATTCCAGCGCTAGCGCATCGCTTGTCATCGCAGCAAGTCTATCGGTCTTCTGTGCGTCCATCTGTATCCTCTCGAACGCCTGTTCGGGGGGGTTCCCCGATTTCGACCCCTTCGGGCGTCCTGGGCCCGCTAGGGGGGTAGAACGGGCTTCCTGTGGCCTTCAGCCACCGAAGTCCCACGTCACCAGAAGGTCACCTTCTTCCCGACCAGCTCCTTGGCGCGGTCGAAGGCCATGATCGAGGCCATCGCCAGGTCGATCCTGCGGGGCGACTTCTTGAAGTCCTTCACGATCCGCTCGCCTCGAGGGTCCGCCTTGATGATGGCGTGGGCCATGTGCAGCGCGAGGTCGGGGTTTCCGTCGTGGGTCAGGGTCTTGTTCACCACGGCTTCGTAGAACGAGTTCGTCGCCGGCGCCAGCCGCCCAGGCGTCTGCGGGTACTCGAGCACCGGGAAGCCCTCGCCCAGGAGCACCTGGAGGCTTCTGGTCCACCGGAACGGGTCGGCGACGATCGAGATCACCTGGCGGTCCCTGCACGCCGAGCGGATGCGCTCCTCGACATCCAACACGGGGACGGGGTTGCCCAGTGTGGGCTGCCACCACTCGATGACCTCGACGTGGGGCACGTCCTCCATCGAGACCGCGACGAGCGCTGTGACATCGCCGGTGGCGCTGCCGTCCAGGCCCAGGACCCACATCTCGGCGCGTTCGCGCTCGGGGTCGGCGCAAGCGGCCCACAGGTCGGGTGCCATCCACTGGTGCATCGTGTCCTCGGCCCACTGACCCAGCCGCTTCCGGCGGTAGGTGGCCTCACGGAGCTTGGGGGGAAGTAGCGCCCTCATGGAGTCGCGGTGGATCAGGTCGTCCAGGGCAGGGTTCGCGAGCTCCCAGCAGTGCTCGCACTCGACGGGGTGATCCTCCGGGGCCGTGTACTCGAAGAAGACGAACGACGGGTCCTCGTTCGCGAGAGCGCCCATGCGCAGGTCCCACATCACCGAGTCCTCACGCGAGTTGGACGGGGTGCCGATCATCAGCGTCAGCGAGTGGTCACGCTTCCCGGTCGCCGCTGCGATGACCTCGTACGTCTCGCGGCTCACCACACCGATCTCGTCGATGATGGCCGTGCTGGGGTCGAGACCCTCGAGGCGGTGGGCCTCGGCCGGCAGCACCTGGAACGTGGAACCCGAGCCGGGGACGTACAGATGGTCCCTGAACACCTGGGTGCGTTCGAGCAGCGGCTTGGAGAGCTCGGTCATCCGGACTGCGGTGTTGAACACGATGCCGGCCTGGCGCTCGTCGGCGGCCACCACGACCACAGACGCGTCGTCGACACCGTCGGCGTGGAGCGCGTACAGGCCGATCGCGCTCGCCATGGCGGACTTGCCCTGACCGCGTGGCATCGACCACAGGGCGAACCGTGGCCTGGGGTCGGGATCGAACACCTCGCCGAACCGATCTCGTTGCCAGGGGCGGATCACCATGTGCTTTCTGGCACCGGTTCCCTTCGGCATCACGATGAACCGCTCACAGAAGGCCACCACACGCGCACCTCCGGCCTTCGGAAGCCGACCCAAGGGCAATGGGGAGCCATCTACCGCCGCTCTAGGGCCGAATCGGCTCGGGATGGCGATCCGGTGGCGAGAGGCGCTCCGAGGCTCGGAATCCGCCGAACCGGCCAATCCCGGCGCGGCACTGGGATGTCTCGGTGTGGGGGCCTTCAAAACTCTTCGTTCAACCGATGGCGACATCGTTCGACTTCTCGCTCGCGGTCCGAGTGATGGCATCGACGGCGCTCACTCCATCGCTCTTAGCTCTGTTGCACTTGAAGCACGCGACGGTCAGGTTCTCTCTGCGGTTCGTACCACCACGGGATAGCGGGACGATGTGGTCGATGGTGAGGTCGTTGCCCTTGGTGGCTGGGCTGCCGCAGTACGTACACCACGGCTGCTCGATCTTCATGCGGTGGGCCATCTTCCGGGCCCGGGTCCCACTGCGAGCGGACACGGGGATGGCGTGCTCGGGGCACCGGGTGGCCCCGGTCACCACCCGGGGGCAGGTGGGGTAGGCGCAGGAGCGGGGGAGGTTAGTCATGCTGGATGGCCATGACCGGGCTTGTCCATCCTGCGGAACGTCGACCAATCGATGCGTACGATCCAACTACCACCGTAGTGACCCTCCGGGTTGAACCGATCCACGATCGCGTCGACGAGCATCCATTCGTCCCCGTCGTCGTAGTACAGGACCACGTCCAAGCCCTTGCTTAGCTCAAGCTGTTGTTCCCTGATACTCCCCGCACTGCCGGCGAAGCGGTGGAGATCGGCCTCTGGTGGCGTACTGGAGAACTCGAACCAGATGTGAGGTCGGCCGTCCGGGTCGGGAGGCGGGTATTCCTCTCGGTATCCCATGGCCTCAAGGATAGATTGAGGCGTTACCGTCGCCGAGCCAGATTGAGGCGGATACGCCGCACGGACTCCTGCTCTTGCCGGACGGCCAGGATCCTGGCGTCGGCGTACGCGGGGAAGGCAACGAGGCTGATCTCCACCAGCTTGGCCTTGACCCGTTCGACGATGGTTCGGGTCTGGTCCCAGTGATCCTCGACGGGGATGAACCCGACGCTGAGGCCGGTGGCAGCACCGTCCCGGATGAGTGTCAGGGCTTCATCCCCGAGCCTGGTCTCGCTCACCCTGAGTTCGGCTTCGAGTCCTGCTTGGGTATCTGTCAGCCGGACTGCACGCCCGATGGGCAGGGACTCCCGATCGTGGACCGTGGTCAGCGGGACCTGAGCCGGATCAGCGTCGGCGAACGCACCGGGCAGGAACCGCTCCACGTAGCCGCCGACCTTCGTCGGGCTGTTGTAGGGCATCGCGATGCCAGCGATGGTCCTGCCGTCTGCGCGGAGTTCGAGCGTGATGGGTGAGGTCCTGGTCTCGATCATTGGGCGCCCCCTTCGACGGCCTGGAGATTCGGCGGGCTCGTCGCCGCGGGCATGGGCCCGAGATCCTCGAGGGCGCGGACCTCGTCGACCGTGAGCCAACCGGACGCGAGCGCGATCTCGTGCGCCTGGTACCGCTCGAGGGTCGTGCCTCGGAGCAACGCATTCACGTTGAACTTGACCGACTGGCCTCGGGGAAGAAGGCCACCGATCGCGTCCTCCAGGCGCACCATCCACGGCGTCAGCGAGTAGCGGACGAAGTCGAGGGCGCGGCCTTCAACTGTCGCGTAGGTCAATGAGCCCCCAGCTTCTCCACCCACCATCTCGGGGGGTACGCCGAACGTCCGAGCGATCTCGGCCACGCCGAGGCGTCGTGACTCGACGAACTGACTCTCGTTGGGATTGATGGACAGACTCGTCCACTTGGCCGCCTCGCCGGTGCCCGTGCCTCCAACGATGATTGGGTCACGCTTGCCGTGAGTCGCGCTGAAGATCCTGAACTTGACCTCCTCGATCGTCCCCTGGGACAGCGGGGCATTGACGCTCAGGATTCCCGACGGCGAAGCCCCGGACTTGAAGAACTCCCGACCGAACCGCTGGGTCGCTAGGCCGAGTCCGACCGTCTCCGCTGCGTAGGAGATCGGAGAAAGACCGACGGGTGAGCCGGGGTACACGAAGGCGCGGACGTGCCACAGGTCGCTGGGGTCGATCACGCGCCCCCTGTACCTGTAGGTGACCGAACCGTTCGCCTCCACGTTCACGGTCAGGTTGTCCGGGTTGACGAGCTCGACCTGCGCCGGCGTGAGCCTCGGTCCCGAGCGTGCGGTGATGAGTCCGTACGCATTGCCGCGGAGCAATAGCGAGACCATCGCCGCGTAGAGCCATTCGGGGAGACTCCACCCCGCCGCCGGGGATGCCAGGAGCGGCGGGGCGGGAATCTCCTCGTCCCCACGGAACGTGTCCAAGGGGAGTGTCGAGACCGTGTCGGCGAGTAGTCGGACGCACGCCCATACGGCGCTCAGACGGAGAGCCGTGTCCGGCGTGACCTGAACGTCGGCGTACGAACCGTCGCGGCCGAGCTCGGAGGGCACGATGAAGTCCAGGTCACGCGTCTCGACCTTCCGGGAGAAGAGGCCCATGGTTAGGACCTCTTCTTCGCCGGCTTGACCTCGATCAAGTTGCCGTGCCGGATGAACGCCTCGACATCGGCCCGTTCGACTTCGAACACGTCACCCTCTCGGTAGACGTGATCGCCCACCGAGTAGGTGACGTTGAACGGCACTTGCACCGTGACCTTGGCCATTACGTGGCCGCGATTCGGTAGGCGCCCTGGCTGTTCCTGATGTGCATCAAAGCGTTGACTTCGACCCGCAGGTTCGTCGTGTTCGTGCTGAACCCGGTGTATGGGTCGGCGTCGAACTTCATGTTTCCGATGTACAGCCGGCCCAGCATCTCCGGGTCGATCAGATAGATCGGGTCAGTGCCGCCACCGATGCGCTCCACCACCGTGCAGCCGTAGATCGGAGATGAGGTGCCGGTGGCCCGGGTCGCGAACACGTACCCGCCGGCGTCGGCCAACAGGTCCAGTGATGTGGCGTCGGTCGGGTTCAGGACCAAGAGTGTTGGGTTGGCCCCGCTGCCGCGCATCGTACCGATCTGCGTCCGGATCTTGTCGATGAGCGTCGTGCCGGTGTTGCTGAACAGCGGAGTGCTGGCGACGATCTGAGAGAGAACATGTGTGTCGAGAGCCTTGCTGATCTGGAACGCGCCTTCGGTGTTCATGAACTCGCTGAACGCCGGGATGGACTCCAGGATCTGGTTCGGGATCGTCGGCAAGACCACCGCGAACTGCTGCAGGTCCTCAGTCACCGCCGCCGTAGTCGTGTCGAGTGTCGCCTTCGCGGTGACGGCGTTTAGCGTCCGGTTCACCGTGCCGGTGAGCGTTCGAACGCTTTGTTTCCAGTCCAACACGGTGCTCGATTCTCCGGCCGGAACCTGGGGCAGACGTGGCCACAGGAACCGCTCGTCCTGGCCCAACGGAACGAGGACACCGGGCAGCCTGGCCCATGAGTTGACGGCCGGAACCGTCTGCGCACGGGTCTCAACGAGAACGTCCGATCCAAGCGTGACCGAGGGTTGAGTCTTGAGATTCCAGCCTCGCGCCAGGATCTCGCTGCCGAGAGTACGGGTCTCGACTTCGGGTTCCCTCGTGGTCTGAGCCCTAACCTCGGCGATCTCTTTCTCGAGGTGCTCCTCGACATCGCGGTCGAGTTCGGCAACCTCATCGAGGCGGGTGCGGTGTTCGGCGGCCTCTTCGGCCGTCAGGTCGCGCTCTTCAGTTTGAGCGCGTTCCAGGATCTCGGCTGCGGCGGTTCGCGCTTCTTCGCGCTTGGCTCGCAGCTGGTCTAGTGCGGGCATGAGAAATGGCTCCTCTCCCGAGGAGCCAATCTCGTAGTTGCAAGGATACTCGCAAATGCAGTCGATTGCAATAGGGTGCCCAGTCCCCCCAATGATCACTGGGCAGTCACTATTGGGGTGTGCCCAGCAGGGTCCAGGCGCGGGTTGGCTCCCCAGGTATGTGGCCCGGACCCCGCGGGCACGTCTCAGTCGGGCTTACGCCGCACGATCATCAGGTACGTGACGCGGTCGCCCTTGACCTTGTGGATGACCTTGCCGAGCTCGAGCTCGAAACCCCAATCCCCCGCGATCGCCGCGGCCTCGGAGATCGCGTTGCGCACCCTGCAATCGTCGCGGTGGGCGAACGTGTTCTGGATGAGCGCTCCCTTGCGTTCGAGCCCATAGGCCCAGGCCCGGGCCACCGGCGGCATATCGACCGGGGCGTCGGCCTCGACCCGCTCCGCCCGGGCCTCGCATGAGATGCACCGTTCGTCCCAGGCGGTGTCGTTCCACGTCTTCACCAGGCGGTCGATCTCGGTCGCCGCTTCATCACGCGTCGAGATCGTCATCGGTCTCCTCCTCGATCCCGGTCGGCCCGATCCGTGCGACGAGCTCGTCGTTGCGGTACATCTCCATGGAGCCGTCGGCCAGGTACCGGAACTCCGCCCAGGAGTGATCGGGGAAGTCCCAGAGGATCGAGTCGCCGTTGCGGGTTCCCTCGATCGGTCCCCACTGGGTGTCGAGCACCGTGGGGTTGTGCGGATTGCCGAACCGGGCATCGATGTACGCCTGCATGAAGGCCGGCTTGAACTTCTCGATCGTGTCGTTGAACTGCTCGTCGTTCATCGTTCCTCCTCGTCATCGTCGTTGAGCCGATCCGCGACCATTGACTCGTTGCACTGGTAGCACCAAGCCTCGAGCGTGGATTCCTCGTTCAACATCAGCGAGGCACCGCAGCTTGGGCACCACCAGACCTGCCAGGACATGGGCTTAGGCGTCCTCTCGCTGGTCGATGTAGCGGGCATGTAGACCGCAGTACGACTCGCCGGACTGAGCGGGGAACGGGCAGTACCGAGCATCCCGCGTCACCGCCCGACACCCACCATCGTCGCGGTCCGCCACGAGATAGGCCCCGTGGGATACCTCGTAGGCCACCTGAGCCTCGTGGAACGCCTCGTCCCAGTCGCCCTCGGCTACGCACTCAGCGAACCACTCAGCCACCAGGATCACGTCGGCGTGCTCCGGTCGCATAGGCGGCCTCATCCAGTCCGTCATCGCTTCCCCCAATCTGGAGCACCATCGCCTTCGGGAAACAGATCCATAAAGGCCGTCAACGCGCCTTTATGCGGCCGTGAACGCGCCTTTAGCTGCGTTGCGTCTGAACCGTGCCTACGAGCGGTATCAGACGCGCCTTTGTGTGCGTTCATTCGAGTAATGAGAGAGCCCTCACGGGTAGGTCTTCCACAATTCGGACATCTCTCGAGCGGTCCTCGATACAGGGCGAGCACGCCCCGCTCATAGCATCGGTGGGCCATCTCGCAGGCGATCCACTTCGTGACGTGCTCCCTGAGCAGTCGGTCGCGGATACCCGCCTCACGCCGCACCGCTGCCCACTGTTCGGGGCTGCGCAACAGCCTGAATGGCGAACGTGGCGTGGCGAAGTAGCCGATGGAGGCTGCGATTCCGAACGTCCTGGATACGCTTGGGGGGAGTGCCTTCCATCCCAGCAACGTGATCGGGCAAAATCGGTCCTTCTCGAACAACGCTTCCTGTCGCAACCCGCCGTCGTACAGGTCGGCCGGATCAAGGCCGAGAGCCGGCACGATCTCGGTCAGCGTGTCGCACCCGCGGAAGCAGTGGAACAGGACGGTAGCTATGCCGGCGGCTGTCTTTTCTTCGGTGACCTTGAACCCGCGGCGCTTACTGGGGGGACACGTTGGACAGAGCGGTTTCCCGCCCCTAAGGAATCCCCCGTGCTTCAGGGCGGCGATGGCCTTCTCGTAGGGGTTCATGCCGGCACCGACTTCCTCTGGCGATACGACTTCTGCCGGCAAGCGTTTGAGCAGTACAGGGCATCGGGACGGCGGTGAACGAGCCGCCCCTCGACTCGCTCAGGGCGGAACGCGCTGCCGCACTGCTCACAGATCCTCCAAGTTCCCCAATGCCGCCGGCCACATACGCGGCAGGTGGACCCGAAGATGCTCGCGTTATGCGTTACGGCTTTGTCTCGCTGAAGAACCACAGCCGTAACGGGGCAGCCCTTGTGCCACGGGTACCGGGGGGAGCCGAAGCCGCCGCCACCGAAGCCCATCTCGTCGCCGGGAACGACGCCACCACACCTCGAACACATGTAGAAGCGCTCCGGGCGGCAGTCTGTACAGACGGCCAAGCCATCGCGGTTCACCGCCGGATATGTGAGACGGAACTGCCAGCCCTGGTTCCCCCCAGGGCTACCGCAGACCGCGCACTTGAAGTACCAGCCCCGGCTCCGACCCCAGGCGTCGAACCACTGCTCGACGTTCGCGGGGCGTTTCACGCCCCCACCTTGCGAGACTCAAGCCACGCTGCCGCATCCTCCGGGGCAATGCGGATGTCGGCTTTGTCGTGCAGTCGGACTACCGGCAGGCCGGCTTCACGGATCAACCGATAGACGGTGGCGACTGATGTCTGCCACTGATCGGCAAGTTGCTGCGGGGTTAGGAGCAGCCCCACTGGCGACCTCCCCTGCTATATGGCGAAACTTGGGGAAGGAACAGAGACGCGAGACGGTGGTAGAGACTCCCCGCCTAGCACGGCCACCGCAGAGAACGGTACTACCGGCTGTGGAGGACTACAACCGTGGGATTCGCGGGGTGCGCGGCCTCGTCCCGGATGCGCTCGTCCAGCTTGTCGGCGACGGCCTTGAGCGAGCCCTTCCACAGATAGCCGTAGATGTCCAGCGTGATCGATGGTTTGGAATGGCCCAACATCGTCGCCACGTCGTACACGTTGGCTCCGACCGCTATGGCTCGAGCCGCTGCCATGTGCCGGCAGTCGTTCGGTGACAGTCCGTGGTTCACGCCGGCCCGTTCGGCAGCCGGCCGGAAGTGATTGCGGCTCCAGGCGTCATAGCTGGGCTTCGACGAGATGGCTTTCCCATCCTCCTTGGGGAACATCGGAGCCTCGGGGTCCGAGGGATCGGAGAACCGGGCCAGGTGCGCCGTCAGCATCTCGACCACGGACGAGGGCAGGTCGATGGTGCGGGACCGTCCGGTCTTCGTGAAGCCGGTGAGCGAGGTATCCACCGTCAGCTTGCGCCCCAGCGGGTCGAGCTTGCCGACCGTGAGCGCCACGGCCTCGCCAGGTCGGAGGCCGACGTGGGCCATCAGCTTGACCATGGCCTGCCAGCGTTCGGGCATCTCCACGACCAGGCGGGCTAGCTCGTCCTCGTCCAGGACGCGGGGGCGCTTGCCTTCCTCGGCTCGCCGGCGCATCTTCGCCGTCCTGGTCGTCCTCGCCCTCGAGCTCGGGACCGGGGACACCGCGACGTACCGCTTTTCGATGGCGTAGGTGAACGTCGTGGTCAGCACCTTGCGGGTCTTCTCTCGCATCACAGGGGCCGTGATGGCGTTTAGAGCATCACTGACGGCCCTGGAGCCGATCCGGCCCACGTCCTTATCTGCCAGGCCCTGGAGGTGCTTCCAACAGGACTCGTACAGGTCGAGCGATGCCTGGGCGTAGGCTTCCCCATCGGCCTCATGAGCGGCGACCATCTCGTCATAGACGGCTCGTAGGGTGATCCTGCCGGCTGCCACGTCCTCCGGTCGGTCCGTCCGCATCCGGGCCTGGTGCTTCTCGGCGGCGTCCAGGGTGCGACACGTCGAGCAAGCGATCTGCCGGCCGGTCTGGTCTCGGTAGACGTGCCGGTAGTGCCGTCCCCTGGTCCCGTCTCGGCGGTAGACGCCGGGGGTGCGGGTCTTCTCCCACTTCAGGCCGGTCATGGATTCCCTCCCTGAGTCGATGTGACTCACACGTTACTCATTCGGGGGTGAGATGCAATAGGCCGGGTGCAGAAAGTGCCATCTAGCAGGGATTTCTTTCCGGCCCGCCCGGGTCGAGCGGGATGCCACGCCGGCAAGCAGTTCCACCGAGCGACCTCGTCGGTCTGAGGTGAGGAGGAGCCGGCCTGTACGCCGGATCCTGTCCCGGCCCGAGGGCCGGTGGCGACCATCT